TCCCCGTCGAGTCTAGGATACGCCGGGTCATGCCCTCGTTATTGGTGGTATGCCTTCCAGGGTGCCAGATTCGATACCCACGCAGATGCCCTCGGCATGGCTAACATGAATAATGGAACCCTCTCTGGTGAGCGCATTGCAAACGTGCTAGAGAAGATGGGCATTTTGATTGAAGCCGAACGCCCAGCAAGATATGACGACCCGCCCATCGGCGGGTTTATTGATGCTGTGGTGACGTGGAAGGGTGAAGAGGTCATTGTCGAAGTCAAGACCACTCGTTCGGCCACCTGGAATTCTAGGGTAATGAAGGACGAAGTACCTCCCTATCAATTAGTACAACTACTTATCTACATGTACACCCAACAGCGTGACAAGGGATTCTTTATCACAGAGAACAAGGATACACACGAGTTGTGGATTAAGCCTGTGAAGATGACCGATGAGCACAAGCAGTTGGTTGAGAATATTTTTGACTGGATGAAGATGGTCAAGGCCAATGTAGACTCACCAGATGGACAACTACCCAAGAGACCTTTCACAAGGTCTTCTTTCAAGTGCAAGGGTTGCGCTGTGCGCGACACATGCTGGGATGGATGGACACGCGGTAAGGTCAATGGCACCGACCCCAATCCAGGTACAATCGATATCGCCCCATTGGAGTTAAAAGTAGGGGGGTGATTATATGATAGGAGAAGTAATTACATGTCATCGCATCGGTTGCGGCGTAGTCTTTACAAAGAAGACACACAACCAGATTTACCACGAACCTGAATGCACACGACTGGCAACCAACGAGAAGATTATGGTGAAGTATTACCAGCGTCAGTCTCAGAGATTGGGACACGCCAGGCATTGTGACACATGCGAAGCAAAGTTGAGTAAATACAATTCCGATTTGATTTGCAATTCATGCAAGTTGAGCAAGGAAGCGAATAGAAATTCAAAGGCAGTGTCTATGTTAGCATCAGTTTCGTGGGCGTGATATAATTGCTTTATGGGTATTGGTAATTTGACGAAAAAGAAAGGCATCAGAATAATCGGAATTGATGCCTCCACAAAATCACTGGCATGGGCCGTTATTGAAGACGGCAAGCCACTAGATTGTGGAGAGTCATTCTTCGAAGGTGCAAACGTATTCGAAAGATTAGCACAGGCCAAGTCCATTACAAAGGACTTGGTAAGCGCCGGTACTCTGAGAGCAGATTACATTGCTATAGAAGCAGCCGTCAAGGTCAATTCGGTACAGACCGCTATGGACCTGGCGTATGTCTATGGGGCAATCATCGGGGAACTGATGGTCTCCAATCCACAAGTTCATAAAGTATATCCAATTTCCTGGCAGGGTGGTATCGGTAATCCGAACCTCACCAGGAATGAAAAAGAAGATATCAAGAAAGCCAATCCAGGCAAGTCAACTAGTTGGTACCAGAACACGGGTAGAAAGATTCGTAAAGCAAAGACGCTCGTCATTGCCAACGACTTTGGATTCCTCCCTGGTACATCAGACAACGTAGGTGATGCGTGCGGGTTGGCTATCTTCACGTCCAAGACCCTTGTGCGTCCCTGACCGATGTGGTAGAGTGGTGGCATGACTGAACTGACAACCTGGGAGGAATGGCGCAAGATTTATCCCGCCTTCATCGGACCCAAGCCTCCACAGCATTGTATGAGTTTTCCAGGTTGTTGTCACCACGAAGAGAATCGTCAGAACGCTATCAATGTAGAGAATTACAAGCGGCGTTTGGGCTGGTTGCCTTGCGGTGACAATTGGTGGAGATTTCCAGCCAAGAACCTAGAGCACAATCACATCGACCTCTCTAGCGTTACAATTTATGTGAAGCAACCAGACGGCTCAACCAAGAAGTTAGTGACAGAATGATAGTAGCGATTACAGGGCATCGACCCGAAGACAGCCTAGGTGAAGAAGACGTGCGCGTCAAGACCAGGGCCAAGATTAAATACACCAAGGGTGTTGACACAGTTATTTGCGGCATGGCCGCAGGTGTAGACCTGTGGGCCGCTGACGAAGCGTTGAACGCGGGTAAGGAAGTATGGGCAGCCGTTCCTTGGCTGGGACATACTCCCCGCAAGGGTGACGAGGACCTGTACCAGACAATCATCGATATGTCCTCCAAGGTAGTCTACGTCACCGAGGTAAAGGACTACCCCGGTCCATGGGTGTACCAGAAGCGTAATGAGTGGATGGTAGACAATGCAGATGTTGTCATGGCCTACTGGTCAGGCATTGAGGCAGGTGGCACATTCAACTGTATCAACTATGCCCGCAAGCAAGGCAAGAAGATTGCCAATGTCTACCACGATGCTCCCTTCTGATGCCTAGACCTAAGTTGTATACATCCAAGAATTGGATGCGAAAGAAGTATCTAGTCGAGGGACTCTCCGAGCCTGAGATAGCAGCATTGGCTGGTTGCGACCAAGCCACCATCAATAGATGGTTACGAAAGTTGGAGTTGAAATGACTACATACAATCGCGGGTACGTAGAAATGACGGGACAGATGGGTGCTCGTGTTATACACGAAACATCTGAGTACAAGTTAGTACGTGTTCTCAACAGAGTAGATATGTACGTACACAAGAGTGACAAGTCCGTTACTCCGCACCTTGAGATAGAAGGATTCTGGGAGTCATGGATTACAACGTGGGTTCTGAACAACGTGCATTCAGATGCCGTGTTCATCGATGTTGGTGCCAATACTGGTTACTACGGACTGCTAGCCTATGACATTGGCGCATCCGTAGGCTTTGTCGAGCCCAACCCTGATTACTACAACATGCTTCGTAGAACTGTCAACTACAATCGTTTTGATAGCGCAGTGATATTTCCTGTTGCCCTTGGCAATGAAGACACTACCATGATTCTCAACGTTCCTCTTGAACTACATGGCTCTGCATCTTTGCACAGAATTGCCGGGTACGAGACGAGAGCAGTAGAGGTTCCCGTATACAAGATGGATACTCTTTTTGGTCGTGCCATTAATGACAAACCACACTTCTTGAAGATAGATGCTGAGTCAGCAGAAGAGATGGTGTGGGATGGAGCCCAGGAATACCTGGCGGCTGTCAAGCCGACGGTACTGATGGAATACACTCCTGGTGCATATGGCAGAGACTTTCTAGACAAACTAGAAGGATACGGCGACCTTGCTTACATCAATGAGCAGGGACACGAACAGCCGATTAGCAAGTCAGATATTGTGGGTCACGCAGATTGGCTCATGTTGGTATTGAGGCCACACTGATGGTGCAAGAAAAAGATGCTGCTATCAAGCGCGTTCAGGTACGTAGAGACTTTCTTCGTGGAGAGCGAGAGAAGTTGGATGCCAACACCATCAAGTTTAGATGGTATGTGGTCGAGCACACTCCTGGGTACAACACTGGCGGATACTACGACCAGGATATCCCCGCTAAGAGTGTCAAGGTCAGTGACTATTTTGATACAGAAGACCAGGCACAGTCATGGATGGACCGCCATGAGCCTGACAAGGGCAAGGAGTTGATTGTCAAGCGTCACCGTTTGCTCAAGAGAAGTTTTACAGAATGGGTAGTATATTGATTATAGGATTGAGCGGGTACGCCCGCAGCGGTAAGGATGAAGCAGCCAAGGTATTGGTAGAAGAGTATTCATTCACAAGAGTGTCATTCGCAGACAAGTTGAGAGATGTTCTGTATGCTTTGAATCCAATGGTAGATATGAATAGACTATATTCGGCTGATGAACCAGATGGTCCACCAATTTATCTTCAAGAGGTAATTGACACCTACACCTGGGACCACTACAAGGAATCTCATTTTGGTCCAGAGATTCGCAGGCTTCTACAGAGGCTTGGCACCGAGGCTGGCCGTCAAACTCTTTGGGACTCCATCTGGGTGGATGCCGCATTCGCCGGTACTCATCCCGACCAGAACATCGTAGTCACCGACTGTCGCTTCCCCAATGAGGCTCAGGCTGTCAAGGACCGTGGTGGAGACGTGTGGAGAATTCAGAGGTACGGAGTTGCCGCTGCTAATTCTCACGCCAGTGAGACCAGTCTAGACGATTGGGACTTTGATGCTCGCATTCACAACAACAGCACGATAGAAGATTATCACCAGGTAGTGAGGATGACGATGGAGAGGAAGTTGGCACAGTGAGAGTAGGATTTGATTTAGACGGTGTGTTGTACAACTATTCAGATAGTGTGTACGCAACCATGCAGTTGCCAGAGATAAACCTCGGGCATCTCTGGAAGTCAGGCCCAACCAAGAAGCCTTACTGGAACTACTTTGAGGATTGGTCCAAGCCAGACGGCACACGCTACACCTTTGAGGAGTACCGCAAGATTGTCGACTATGGTGCAGACAAGGGTATCGTGTTCGGCCCTGGTTTCTTTAGGCCAGGTGCTCGTGATGCTGTATCCAGCATAAGAGACCTAGGCCATGAGGTAATCTTCCTCACCGACCGTTTCTTCGGTACAGACCCAACCAACTCTCATCGCAATACCTACAAGGCGTTTGAGGACGAGGGTATTGAGTATGACGAGATTCACTTCACTAAGGACAAGTGTTCTGTACAGATAGACACCATGGTAGAAGACAAGTTGGAGAACTACGATGCACTCATTGATGCAAGCGTACCAACATGGTTAATCAACCGTCCCTGGAATGAGATTCCAGGTGGCGATGCCAGGAACAGAATCGATGATGTGTCTGATTATGTCGAGGCTGTCAAGCGTATCACCGCAGAAGGGCTCGTAGACTTAAGCCTAGTTTAGTGCTATACTTAGCACATGAGCATTGTTCCAGTTGAATCACACAGATTCGAAACTATGGAAAAGGTAGCAGAGTACACCTTGATGGGGTACTCTGCTACTGCCATTTCCAAGGAGTTAAATATACCTCGCAAAGAGGTCATGGTCTTGCAAGAAGACTATCGCACAGCCCTCGCAGAAGATAGCCAGGCCAGAGATATGGCCCGCGACCACCTCAACTCGATGGGCAAGCACTACGATTCCCTTATCAAGAAGTTCTACGACCTGGTAGACGAAATCGATACCCTCGTTTTCTCCCACAACGTCGCAGCACAGAAGAACGCAGCGCTAAAGGCAATTGCCGAACTAGAGGCAAAGAGACTCGACGCTTACCAGAAGGCAGGTCTTCTCGACTCTGCTGAATTGGGAGACGAGTTGGCAGAAATGGAGGAAAAGCAGCAGATTCTTATTGATATCCTGCGCTCAGACCTTTGCCCAGATTGCCGCTACAACATCTCCACCAAACTATCTCGTGTTACAGGTCGTACAGAGGCTGTGACCGTGGACGTGGTGCCGAATGAATGATTTTCTACTAGATGCCATGAACGCGGTATCGGGAGAAGAGTTCGATGAGATTCCCGTTGGCGTAGAAGAGTTTGTGGAATCACCAGAATTCCTATCATCCGTAAGACCATACAAGTTGTCCAAGTACCAGTATCAACTGGTCAAGGCAATGAGCCAAATCTACAAGTACCCAACCCTTGTCCACCTACACGGTGAAGACAAGGCAAAAGAGATTTGGACCACGACGTATCGAGAGATTGTCATGCAGTTGGGTAAGGGTAGTGGAAAGGACTTCACGTCCACCATTGCTGTAGCATACATCGTATACCTATGCCTGTGCTTGAAGAACCCTACCAAGTACTTTGAGAATGATTCCATTGATATCATCAATGTCGCTATCAACGCTGACCAGGCACAGAGAGTATTCTTCAAGAACTTTATGAACCGAATCAAGGAATGTGCTTGGTTCACCCTCGACAAGTATGACGACAAGAGAGATTCCGTTGAGTTCATCAAGGGCGTAAACGTCTATTCCGGTCACTCTGAGCGTGAAGCATACGAGGGTTACAACACCATGATGATTATTCTCGATGAGATTTCTGGTTTCGCCCTGAACAACACCTCCGGTAACCAGAAGGCAAAGACCGGACCCGAGATTTACGATTGGGCTCGTGGTTCTGTTACCTCTCGTTTCTCCGAGTTGGGCAAGGTAGTACTGTTGTCCTTCCCTCGTTTCCGTGAGGACTTCATTCAGCAGAAGTACAATGAGGTAGTAGCAGAAAAGGAAGTAGTCAATCGCGCAGCGACGGTAAAGATTAATCCAGACCTCGGTGACGATTTCGATGAGAGCAACCTCGTCAACATCGAATGGGAAGAAGACCATATCCTCAGATATGCATTCCCTTACACATTCGCTCTCAAGAGACCTTCATGGGAAGTAAACCCCAACAAGACCTTGCAGACAGACTACGCTCTCGACTTTGCTCGTAACTACTCTGACGCACTTGGTCGTTTCGCATGTATGCCTTCCGACTCCACAGAAGATTCCTTCTTCAAGAACAAGGTGGCAATCGAGAACTCATTCATCATCGAGAATGGTGTAGACCAGAATGGTGTGTTCAACCCCAACTTTAGACCGAAGCCGGGTATGGAATACTTCATTCACGTTGACCTTGCAAAGGTTCACGACCGTTGTGCTGTTGCACTTGCTCACGTAGAGAAGTGGGTAAAGAATGAACATGCTTACGTCAATGAGCCAGAGCCATTGGTAAGAGTGGATGCACTAAGGTATTGGGAGCCTTCCAAGGAGGACCCGATGAACTACAAGGATGTAACAGATTACATCTTGAAGTTGCAGTCCATGGGATACAACATCAAACTATGTACCTTCGACCGCTGGGAGTCTTTCGACACGATGAACTTCCTCAACGCCAGAGGTATTCCTACAGAGAGGTTGTCTGTAGCCGTCAAGCACTATGACGACTTCCGTTCCGTCATGTATGACGAGAGGCTGCTCGCTCCTGCTGATGATAAACTGGTCACGGAATTGAGAGAACTTCGTTGGGTCAAGGACAAGGTAGACCACCCGCGTCAGGGCTACAAGGACTTGTCAGATGCTGTGTGTGGTGCTATATTCAACGCAGTCTCCCTCACAGGAGCACCGAAGGACAGGACGGTCGAGATTGTATCCTACAAGTCATTGATGAATGATTCTGCTGAGAAGCAGGTACAGAATACAGGACAGATTGACCCGCCAAGGCAGAAGAAGGAAATGCCACAAGAGTTTCGAGACGAGTTGGACTTCATCTCAACCATCCGTCTCATCTAGCACCTTGACCCCACCTGGGGTCGCGTGGTATACTGAGTGAAACGAATCTAGGAAGGAGTGAGTGCAGTGACAGAGATAACTATAAGTAAGCCTACACGTACAGAGATTGTATCAATCCTGCGTGAAAGAGACGGGGACGTATGTCAGTACCCAGGTCACGCTCACCCTCTAGACTTCGAGGTGAACGATGAGTCTCCTGCTCAGGTAACCATCGACCACCACATCCCTCAGCACTTCGGCAAGGCTAATGGCTGGACCTACGAAGAGATTTGGGACCTGTCCAACTTGAAGTTGATGTGTAAGAAGCACAACGCTCAGAAGGGTGACAGAGTTCCTAACCCAGATGGTACGCTCCCAGAGCGTACAGTCAGGAAGTTTCGCTACCGCCGTGACAAGCGTGCGGGCAGACCAGAATTGTGCATGGAGTGTGACAACGGTCACGACCTATTCTCTGGCGAGATATGTCGGTCCTGTGGTTGCGATGCACAGCGGTTCCCGCGCAATGCGAAGGTCCGTTTTGACGACTGTGACCACGATATCATGTGGTGCTGGGTCTGCTCTATTACTCCTGATATGCGAACACCAGCGATGGTAGATGTACTATCAGACGAGGAAGATGAAGACTGATTAAGAGGGAGGGCCGGAAGGCCCTCCCTCCCCCTTTGTGGGGAGGTGAAATGATATGGCAGCAGCAAAGAAAGTAACAACCCAGGTCTCTGGGTTGCCGCAGGTACCAGAGGGCGGTAAGTTCGTGGTACGTAAGGCTAAGACCGTTGAAGGAGAAGAAACTCCTTCAAGTGACTCTTATGAAATCGTCCTAAAGGTGGGTAGCGAGAATGAATACGTATACCCATTCAACGGAGTAGACGATGGTACTTTGAGTTCAGCAGCGCATTCCGTCATGCAGGTCAGGCGTTTTAATCTACGCAAGGACTTGTTCGACAACAATGCAGAAGTAGAACTAGAAGGTTGATATGACGTATTACTTGGTGTTCAACACCAACGCACAGGGAGAGATTGACGGGGTACATGGTATAACCAGTTCCGCACCAGCCAATTCTCCCAACAGAAAGTACAAGGCAGAGTTCAAGAACCTGCCTAGCAATTTGTTCGACGGTAGAGTAGTTCAAGGAGTTACAGTCCTGGTCTACAACGAAACCGAGAGGCAGTTCTTCCCGAGTTTGTTCTTCTCAGAACTCACTCGCAAGGATGGTACCCCTCAGTTTGCAGTTGAGAAGAAGACTAGACCAGTCCTTGACACATCTCTGGCGATACGCTAGAGTAGAGGTCTCACCGCCTCACCCAATAGCAGCCCCGTAAGTCGTGGTGATTTTCCTACGCTGGGGCTGCTTGCATTATTATCCAATTCGAAACGGTACGGCCCTGTGCTTGAATGATAACATGCACAGTGTCGAGGAAAGTCCGCGCACCTCTATTATCTCCGTGTGGTCCGTCCACTAAGCCAAGCCTAAGAAGTAATGGTGCAGGAGCATGGGTGCAACTGCGAGCAGTCTGAGGGACTAATAGCCCGATGAAAGACGGGTAGCAGGCTTAGATAGATTCCGTTTTAGAAACAGGACGCGGCTTACGAGATTGGATAATTATGACGTACGAAGAAATCCTTGCACTAATTAAGGACCACACTCGCTACGATACAAAGTGCGAGTGTGGAGAATTCTTGCTCAAGCGTGTGCATGGTTTCTTGAGTTCAAGAGACCAATACGAACTACACCTTGCGGAGGTACTTTATGAAGATTTGGGTAGATGATATTAGAACCCCTCCTGACGACCATTGGAACTGGTTTGAGACCTCTAGGGATACCATTGCCTTCCTGGAACTTGTCAAAAGCGATGGTCTCTCAGTAGAACGAATGTCTCTTGACCACGACCTTGGAATGATTACTTACATGCAAGTGGGTGACACCACACGTCCCATTGTTTTGTGGATGTGTGAGAATAATTGGTGGCCTACTGAGGTTGTTG